CAGGGAAGAAAACTTCCCAAAGATGTCGTCGAATGTTGGCCAGAAGTATTTGGAGAGGTAAAACTAAATGTGTTACCTTTACGGTATCTCCATGCTGTTATTATCACATTTAAAGACGGTAAGATTTGGGAAGTAAAAATAACAAAAGATGATCACGCAAAAGGCTGGAGTGCCTTTGAAAGATCAATTTCGGAACTTTACAAAACTTACGAAAGTCGTATTGATAATGTTGACTTTCGATTAGATACTGAAAAAATTCGAAAAGATATAGAAAAAACTACACAACGATTTTTAAAGAAAAGAAAATTATAAATGAATGTTAAACTATTATCATACAGTCAACCAACAGGCGAATTTAGAGACATGGGCATTGCAGATGCACAAGAACTCATTGCGTATTGCGCCCGTGTCTCCAATCCAAGCAACCAACTTAACACAGAGACGTCAGACAAACTTATTAGATATTTGGTCAAACATCAACACTGGTCACCACTTGAAATGGTCTCCGCCTGTATTGAAATCACAACGACCCGAGATATTGCCAGACAAATCCTCAGGCATAGATCTTTTAGCTTTCAGGAATTTAGTCAACGATATGCAGACCCTACTAAAGACCTTAATTTTGTCACAAGAGAAGCAAGACTCCAAGATCCAAAAAATAGACAGAACAGCGTCGAAGTCGATGATCAATTGTTACAAAATGAATGGTACAGAGCTCAACAACGAGTCATTTATGCAGCTAAACGAGAATACGAATGGGCTATTGCTAATGGCATAGCTAAAGAACAAGCTCGTGCAGTACTGCCAGAAGGGCTTATTGAAAGTCGTTTATATATGAATGGTACACTACGTAGCTGGATTCACTTTATTGAATTGCGTAGTGCCAATGGTACTCAAAAAGAACACCAAGAAGTTGCTATCGCTTGTGCTAAAGTGATATCTGAGATTTTTCCGCTAGCCAACGAACTTCTAGCCAACTAAAATCATTTATATTATCTAATGCCTCTTTATTAGAGGCATTTTTTTCTCCGTACGATTTGCCAGCGAGTGCGCCTAAATAGGCATAAAATCCGTAAGGAACAGACTCGTTCAACGTACACCATACACTTAGTCTAGATAATGCTTCGTCGTTTCCGTTTACTGCTAATTTACAGCATTCTCTAAAAGCACTACGCCATGTACTAAACGGATCTGTATTAAATGCTGTAATGTTGCTAACTTCTTCCATTGCTTTAAATCTAGTACTAATGTTCATGGTCATATCAGTACTACTAACATCCATATCAATGGTTAATTTTTTTGGCAATAGTTTGACGCCACCATAGCCATATTCTAATCCATTTATAGGATTACGACTGCGCCAAACATGTACAATGTCGTATTCTTCTTTTGTTACTTCGTAATTAAAATTAAATGTATCTAGTACAATGGCATCTGCATCCACTACCCAAAACATAGGACTAAAACTTCTTTTAGCAGCTGTAATATGAGCTTGATGTATACCTGTAACTCCGTTAACGTGTTTTGTTAAAGGAAAACGTTCTTTTAGACGAGCTAAATTTTCGGCTGCAGTTGGCTCGTTATAACTAATAAAAATAATATCAAACACGAGAACGAATTACCCTTGGTGTGTTACTGTACACAGTTTTAAAAAATCGACTACCAGCAGCATCTAGATTTGCAATTTCAATTTTACATTTTTCTCTAAGTTCGTTGCCATAAAAATTAATCTGGTTAGTTTTTTCTTCGTCCGATGCTGTTTCGTAATGTTCATTCCAATAATTAGTCAACCATTCAAAATCACGAACATTTGCATAGTTCCAATCTGTACAATTAGTTAATGCGGCGCCTTCTCTTGCCCCTAATATACTATAAATTCCATTTTCAACATCTGCGCCAACACTAGACCAAATTAATAAACGATGATAATTTTGCCACCATACTTTTCTAAGATCACCAATTTTAGTACCTTGATCCAATGACATTTTTACACCTTCACGGAATCCTGCTCGCCATGCTTGGAATGGTGTAGCGTTAGTAAAACTCTCACTGTAGTTTTCGTTAAACTGATAGTACTTGTCGTCAAAACAAAATTCGACCAATCCCTTGGCGTCATTAGGATCTGAATTTTCGTGTGTACGCATATTGTTTACAAATTTGCGTGTCCATAGTTTTAAACCACCATTGCCATACATAAGGCCGTTGACATGCACTTTACCACACCAACTAAACACATGGTCGGGCGTAAGTCCTAGTGCATCTATATCTATTTCTACTTCAAGAAACTTTGGATCTATAATGTTATCTGCATCTACAGTAACAAAGTATTCTGTCTCGCTTAGTGCGGCGCAGGCTTTGTGTGCGGCATCACTGCCTTTGACTCCGTGTACACGTTTAGCCCAAGGCACTTTAGTTAATAAATCAGCGTAATTTTTTTCAGCGTTTGGTTCATCGTAGCTGAGAAATATAATGTCTTGTTCCATTATTTTAATCATGTATAATCCTTAATCCGTAAGATTTAAAAATTAATTTAGAGCTTATAGAAATTTTATCTATTTTATTTTCAATATTACTCTCAAACGGAAATGACATCACGTCTGAAGTTATTAAATCTGCTAAATTAATAAAAATTGTTCTAATTAAAAAATCAAAATCATTTTCTAAAGTTACAAAAAATACTAACTTTGGGGCAACTACAACATCATAATAATCTTTAATATTGTTGTCTACTTTAAAATCCCAACTTTTTGTTGAGCCATTCCAAGTTACTGTACATTCAACATTATCGTCAGTTTCTGTTATCCACTCAAACACATTATTTTTAAAAGCATACCCTTGATCAGTTGCTGGAACGATAGCAAGGTTTGAGACTCCTGTCTGATCTCGTTTATAACCAACAAGATAATCCCTAGTGTTCAATCGGCGTGTTAAGAATCCCTCAACTTCTTCAAGAGAAGTTTTAATAGCATGTTCAAATCTTGGTTCAGGTTCGGAACCTATTGAAACAATCCTTCCTGTTTTTTTGTCAAAATAAACGTAATAGTTATTCATTAGTTAACTCTTTTAGTTTTTTTAGAATTTTTTTAGACATAAAACTCTTTTCAACATAATGGAACAACTTAGGTTGTTTTATATTGCCTACAACTAAGTCTCCTTTTGAAGTCAATACAAAAGGAACAGTGTCTTGCCAACTATCAACAATAAGTGGCCAACCTTGAATTGCTGATTTCATGTGAACAAATTCTAAAGGGCTACATACATCAATTACACTATCATATGCTCCAATTATTTCAATTGCTATAGCAGATGCTAAGTCCATACTTAACCAGTTTTGATAACTTACTGGGGCAAATTGTGTATATGCCCATTCCCAGTTGTTACATACAAACTCGAGTGTTTTATAAAATTCAGTTGCTTGGTCAGACTTTTTAAAGTAATGTAATGCAAAATAAGGGTTTGTTAATCCGTTATCGATAAACGCCCTGCGGTGTACAGTATCCTGTGTTATTGTTTCAAGTTTGTAATTTTTGATACGAGAACAAAATTTAATATCATAACGACTACAATAATCCCACCAATCACTGATGTCATCGAGCATTAACATGTCGGCATCAAGAACTATAGTTTCGTCATACGGGGTTACATAATATAATTTCCATCTATGTTCTGCTTTATATTTTGAAACTGGTGTTTCAGTTATCCAAGGAATTTCAATTATTTGATCAAAAACTAGTCGCTGTTCTTCAGAAACTGTATTATTAGTCATGATAGAAACATTTGTAGTTTTAGATTGACTAGCTTTAATACTCAATGCCAATGCATAGGCTTGCTCGACATAATTACAAGTGTCTGAATTCTCTGCAAAAATTAAAAAACCTTTAGACATTTTTGTTCCCGTTAATTACTCTAGTAAGACTAACTTTATTCATAACATGGACATCCATACTTGTTGTTTTAGCAGGTATGTACTCGCCTAAGTGATCCTTTTTCTGAATTAAAAATTTCATAGAAGATTCTTTTATATCAATTAGTATATCTCTATCTTCTATATAATTCATAGTCCCGGGCAATTCAATAGCAAAATCGCCGTTAATTTTTCCATTCATAATATGAATAGCAATACTAAAAGCAAAATCATTTCTAAAAGTTTCAGCATCAATACTATATAAAATTCTATAGTACATCCAATTCTTTTTAATGTATGTTACTAAATTAAAAAACGCTTCAACAACTGGATCTTTATCAAATACAAAAACTGTAGCCCAATAAAAAGGTATGCTGTATTGATTAATACGCTCGTAAGGAGTTGTGTCTTTCCAGCTAGTAAGACTAAAGCTACGTCGATAAATTTGAAACGGAGTATCCCTCTCTAAGGCAATTTTAAGTATGTCAGAATTTATAATGTAATCACTGTCAATTACCAGCGTTCGATCATAAGGACTTACATCGAACGCTCGGTATCTAGTTATATTTTTCCATTCCAGTTTTGTACTAGAAATTGAACCATCATAAAACAATTTATGCGTTGACGGTTCGAGTACAATATTAATTACTTTGTCAAACGGGTGATCGGGATAATTTTTTTCTAGCCATGCTGTATTGTCTGTGACTATGCTTACTGGTATTTTTAAAAATTTTACTATTCGGTGTGCTGCAAATACAGCTAATTTAGTATAATCAACACCAGCATTATTGTGAGCAAAAATTAATGCGCCAACCGTCATAACTCAACCATGTCGACTAATTTTCTTTTAGATTTAATGTCAGCAAATTTAACAGAGTATTCGTTTAATGCTGTCATGTATTTTAATAAAATTTCATCAAAGAATTTCTGTACATCTGATATGACTACAGGAAAACCATTTGCATCAACAAAAGGAACATCGTGTGTATATTCGAGATCTAATACAGTCTTAGTAAAATTAATTAAAACAGTATCAATTTGAAATGTTCCACCATTTTCATAGTAGACTAACTGTTGTTTAAATTCTTCTAAAATTATTCGTCTTTGATTAGATAAGGTAGCCATATAATTGGCTACACCAAAGGCTTTTTCTAACTTTTCATCCATAGATAACTCCGTAGTGTACTATATTACACTACTTTAATTATCTTGTCAATAGGCCGATGGGAAATTAATTTATGCCAGTTGAAATAGCACTAGGAGCAGGAATTGATACGTTATCAATGGATCGTAAAACTTCCACTGTACTTATTAGTGTTCCGTCTGGGTTTTCGTCGATACCAAATCCTGGATCTGGAAGGGTTGGAGGTTTTCCTGAATCGTCACCAAAATGAATGTCAAAGTACAAAATACGTCTATCACTGGTACTGTTTACCCTTGCATAGATATAATATTTGTTTGGAGCATACGCACCTGCTGGTGCAAATTTTTGGAATATTACGCCGTTAGTCGTTGTTAAATCATAAAATCCAAGACTGCTAGTTTCGCCAGTGCCAGTACAAGTTGTTTGAGTATGATTCATAGAGATTACACCCATACTCGACAACATATTAGTCCATGTAGCGTTTTTTAGCCCAGCAGATCCGCCTGATCGTTCAGCCTTGAACTGGAACTGGCCGCCACTGTTAAAAAAGTATCTAGCTTCGTCGGCAGTATTCCATGTAATAGACACAGATTGCACAATTGTCCCGTTCCATGCAGTATTTCTAATTTGTGGTGCAATTAAGTCCGATACACCGTATTGTCCAAGCGGTGGAGGAGAAACTAAATGATTAGCATCAGCATCATTTGCAAGTGCCAAGTATGCTGCTCGCCATGTGTCCCTAACTTGACGA